AAAGTAGATAGTATTGCTGAAGATGATTACGCAAGTCAGAAAAAGTTTATTAACAAAATTAGTTGCCTTGCAAGAGACCTTAACATTCATGTGTTTTTGGTTGCTCATACTAAAAAACTAGCAGATTAAACAGTGATACCTGACGCTTCACACATTTTAGGTAGTAGCCACATTAGAAATCTGACAGACAATATTATCTGTTTGCATAGAAGAAAAGATATAGAACAGGCAAAGATGTTAGGAGAATTAGAGGAGGGAGATAACCCTTGCACTTCATACTTAATGGTTCAGAAGCAAAGAAATCATCCGTTTGAGGGGACATTTTCTTTTTGGTTTAATAAGTTTAAACAGAGATTTTCGGAGAGACCATGCTAACTGCCAATGAGTTTATTAAGAAGTTTAAACGCACTTTTAAAAGTGCAGAATATAGAGCAACAAGTAAAGATGGAAAGGTTTATAAATCAAAAGGTTTTGATAAATTAAATAAACAGTTTGACAAACAAAATTAACAGTAGTAAAGTATATTAACTTTTAACAAGAAAGGAGAAATACAATGAGTAAATCAACAGAATTATCACTTGCAGTTCAGCAAGAAGAATCACAAGACCAACTACAACAAGAAATGGCTAAAGACTATCAAGAGATGGAACAGATGTCTCAACTTGCCTACAAACAACAAATCATAAATGAAATATTTGGGGGTAAGTCATGAGTAAATACGCAGAGTTAAGAAAGATAGATGTTAGTAAATACACAGAAAAGAAAGGTAAGTTTACTTATCTATCATGGGCATGGGCAGTAGATACATTATTGCAACATGATGAATCAGCAACATGGGGTTATGCAGACCCTATGACATTACCTGATGGCAGTATGATGGTGTTCTGCACAGTCCAAGCGTTTGGTAAGAATGTCACTGCACAATTACCTGTTATAGATTTTAAGAACCAAGCTATTAAGAATCCTAATGCTATGCAACTCAACACAGCTATGCAAAGATGTTTAGCAAAAGCTATATCATTACATGGCATTGGTTTGTATATCTATCAAGGAGAAGATTTGCCAGAAGGAGATGTTCTAGAACGCATAGAGAACATATACAAAGAGCAAGGTATAGACAAGGCAAGAAACTATTTCAATACATTGTCTGATTCGGATATGGAACTATGTATTCCTTTCATTAATAAAATAAAGGAAAGTAAATAATGGAACAACGGAGTGATGAGTGGTTTCAAGCTAGGGTAGGTAAAGTCACCGCTAGTAATGTAGATAATGTCATTGTTAAGGTTAAGAATGGCGAAAGTATGTATAAACGAAAATACAGAACGCAACTCATTACCGAGCAACTAACAGGAAAGCCTGTAAAGATATTTATGAATGAGGCTATGAGACATGGGGTTGAGTATGAAGATGAAGCTAGAAACGCTTACATAGCAAAGCTAGGGCTTCTTAAAAATGTAGATGTTAAAGAAGTAGGTTTTATAGACCACCCAAAAGTTATGATGTCAGGGGCTAGTCCTGATGGCATGGTAGGAGATGAGGGGCTTATAGAAATCAAGTGTCCTCAAGCTACAACGCATACGGAGATATTGCAAAACGCAGTAATTCCCAAAAGATATATTCATCAAATGCAATGGCAAATGAGTTGCACAGGTAGGAAGTGGTGTGATTTTGTTTGCTATCATCCTGATTTTGGTGACTATAAACTCTTTATCAAAAGAGTAGAAAGAGATGATGATTTAATAGGTCGTCTAGAAAGAGATATTCATGATTTTGTAGTAGAGGTTATGGATTCAGTTAAATTTATTAAGGAGAATAACTAATGGCAACAGTAGGTATTTCAGCAAGTATTGATGTAACAAAGATTGATAAGTCTAAACTTATTGATGGTAAGAAAGGCACTTATCTCAACTTAACCGCATTTGTTAATTTAGATGAGAAAGACCAATATGATAACAATGGTATGGTAACTCAATCAGTGACTCAAGAAGAAAGAGAAGCTGGAACAAGAGGAGCTATACTAGGTAACACCAAAGTGTTTTTTAAAGATGAGGGGGGTAGTAATACAACTGCTCCACAAGCTAAAGAAGGTTTTGACCAAGTATCAGAAGATGTGCCGTTTTAACTAGGGGGGATTGGGGGCTAACCGCCCCCTTTTTTTTACTTGTTCATTACATACATTGTAACTTCAAAGCCAAATCTCATTTCAGTAGCTGATGGTTTTGTCCACATAATTAAGTTCCTTGTTGGTTAATCAAGGCTTTATTTTAATTGCAAAGTAAGTTTAAACAGAGTGAACAATGTATGAGTTTATACTAATGATTATAAGGAGTAAAAATGAGTGACACAATAAATCCTGACCATTACAAAAAAGGTGGGATAGAAACAATAGAGTATATGGAAGCCAAGATGAGCAAGGAAGAATTTTATGGCTACATTAAAGGCAATGCACTAAAGTATATTAGTATAGAAGGTTTAAAATCAGAGAAGCTGACTGATAAGATAGATGACTGTAAGAAAGCAATATGGTATCTTGAACAAATGATTAAAGTTCATCAAACAGAATTAAAGCTATTAGAAGTTAAAGCTAAACAAGATGAATGGATTGATGACGAGTTACATGACGAGGACTAAAGAAGTTTACGGAGAGAAATTTGTTTGTCATAAATGTGGTCGTGATGCTATGTTTATGGATAGTGATAAGAAATGGTATTGCTATTTTAATTGGTATGACATAAAGGAAAATCATGGAATCTGCAAAAACGATAAAAATACCAAGTAATCCTGTTTGCCATTCATGTAAAAAGAAAGCAAAAATATATTCTGATGGGAAATGGTGGTGTTGTTTAAACGCAGAAATAGGAGAGTTTAATTCTAAAGGTTTTTGTAAGGAGAAGAAATGAATATCAGTTGTCCTAAATGTAAAGATGTAGAAATGATATGGGGAAATGATTGGGATAATGATGACGAAGATGATAGTCAATACTTAATGTGGAGTCAGTATAGTTGCCCAAAGTGTGAAACAATACTAAATGTATATTGGAGTGAGAAAGATGGCAAAGGGTAAGGAAGCACTGAAAAAGAATAAAGAAGCATGGAAAGAACATCAATTTATATATGATGGTTACAAATTTATAATGAATTATAATAAGAAAGATTTTAATATTGCACACGAACTAACAGGAAGGATTATAACTAAAGGAAACTTTAAGGAGTAAATCATGATTGAGTTTGCATTTGTAATGGTAATTAATTTAGCACCAGAACCTTTAACAGATTGGCAATATGTAGGGTCGTTTAATAGCTGTCAAGAAGCTGTCTTATATGTAGACTTACATTATCCAGACCCAAACAAAGTTGAAATGGAATACAAGTGTTTGCAAAAAGAATATATTTATTTGCCAGAAGGAACGCAAATTAAAAACATAGACATGAAAAACAACAGCGTAAGATATTATGATAAACATAAAGTATGTAAAGTAAGGAGGGATTGTGATGGGTAAGGGTAGTGGTAGAAGAAAGCAAGATATAAGTGAAGAAGAATTAGAAGAAGCGTGGAATAGAATATTTAAAGGCAATGTAGTTAGAGAGGAGGATGAGGATGGCGATAAGCCCGACACAAAGGACTCTGAAGAAGCTACGAGATAGTGGAGACTATCCTTTAGTTGCTATTGTAGAAAGATGGAACGCTTTTGCCAAGATAAGACAAGATTTGTTTGGCATTATAGACTTACTAGCAATAGACAGTAAGGGCAACACAGTAGGAATCCAAGTCACTAGCTACAGTAACATTAGTGCAAGGGTAAAGAAAATGGAGGATAGTGATGCTATCCATCATTTAAGAAATGCTAATTGGGTGCTACTTGTTCAAGGGTGGCATAAGAAGAATAACAAATGGGTATGTAGAGAGGTGGATATATCATAATGAAATACACAAAAGAAAAGTATGATGAGTTTGGTAAAAGAGCAAAAGATTTTATAGCAAAGAATCCTGATGCTAGTAGAAAAAGAATAGCAGATTATGCAGGAGTTCATGCAGGAGCATTAGATAGGTTAAGTAAGGATTATGGATTTGTAATGCCAAAAGCTATGACCCCACAGCAAACAAGAAAAGCAAGTAACTGGGGAACAATACTGGGTGGTTTAAGCAAGAAATGAGGATAGCTCGGCTCATGAACATATTAGAAGATTGGGCAAGGTGGATGAAACAAGATAGCCATAGGTTAGGTTACCCTAACAAAACATCTTATTTTTCAACAGGAGGAGAGTCTACAGCAGAAGTGTTTGAGGATATGGTATCTAAATCTGATATGGACAATGTTAAGATTGTGGACTCTATTATAGACGACTTACCTATAAAGCAAAAACAAGCTATTAACTATAGATTTTTAGGTGGCAACAAGCCTATGTATTACGAAAGAGATTTAGAGTTAGCTATAGACAATCTTTTAACTATCGCTGGTAGAAAAATATATGCTTAAAGACAAAATTAAATATTGTTTTGATTATGGTAAATCTGCTGAAAAAATATTTGCAGAAAAACATATAACAAATATTGTTTATTCAAACAAAAATCAAGATATTTATGAGCATTGGGATGTAATGGGAGTTTTAAAAGAAATAGGAAGTGTTAGTAAGTTTGATGTTAAAACTACTAAAAGGTTAGACCACAGCTCTGACCCAAGTGTTGGTATTATGGAATCAGTTTGGGTAGAAGGTAAGAATGTAAATGGACAAAATGGTTGGATAAGAGGTAACTCTGATTACATTGTTTTTGAAAGAGAAGATACTTGGATGGTTGTAAATAGAGTTGAATTGTTAAATTTAACTTTGTCAAAATTAAAAGAAAACAATTATAAAAAAGGTAAGGGAGTTTATCTTGTTCATACAAGATACAAAAGAAAAGACAAAGTAACCAAAGTATTATTTAAGGACATTAAAACTATTAATCACTTTGAGCTTGAAAAGTAGGTAGGGCTACCCCTTAACCAATCTATTTAAAGCTCACCACGAGCCTCTGGCGAAGCCAAAACAAAGCGTTTAAACAATAAGTAGTAAGAATATGAAGTATATTAACAGCAATACCAAAATAACTGTTGCTAAAGATGCCAATGTATTTAATAGGTTTTTTGTTTTACGAGTCATATTCAGTTGCGTTTAAATGTATAGAATCAACAATCATTTCAACACTAGAGCCATCATCTAAAAATATAGTCATTGTGTTTTCACCATAAACAATATCAATATCATCTATCGTTTTGTCCATCATGTGCTTGGCTATAAGTAATATATCCATCATTGAGAGTATATCATTGTCCCTTTTTTGTTAATGATTAACGCTTTTTTCCTAGCACTCTTTCCATTTTCTGGAAAAGCGATATGAACCCATTTATCAAACTCCAAAATAATCTGGTCATACAGAATATCAGACCTAAAAATAGCATCCACAATGTCATCAGGGTCACCGAACTTCGGGCAAGTAAAGTCAACAGCCAATCCTTTAATGTGAGCCGAAGTTGGTTTAGAGCCGAGTAATGTATTAAGCTCCAAACAACGATAGCCACTGCTAATAAGTATAGGATTATTATTAAGTAGTTCTCTAACATTTTCCATGCTCCATGCTGTTATTAATAGATTGTCTAACACTTCATCAGATGGTGTGTTA